CCTCGTCAGAGGCACGACACCCGTCCCGGTCCCGGGGCGGGCGGCATGGGCGGGCCTTTGCGGCCTCCAGCCCTTTTGACCTCCGCCCGAGCGGTGCGGGGCCCGGCCATGCCACCCCTAAAGAGGCAGTCCTTTGCGGAGAAAAAACAACATGATGATGGTCGAAATGTCTTCGGTGTCCAGCGCCCTTCTGCCGATAACCGAGCTGACCGATCACCTGCGCCTGTCTTCCGGCTTTGCCGATGATGGCAGCCAGGACGCGCAGCTGGAAAGCTGTCTGCGGGCGGCGCTGGCCGCGATCGAGGCGCGGATTGGCAAGGCTTTGTTCCGGCGCGGCTTCAGCTGGCATCTGAGCCACTGGCAGTCGGTCACCGCGCAGGTTCTGCCGGTGGCCCCGGTATCCTCGGTCGATGTGGTCAAGCTGGTATCGCGGGCCGGTGCCGAAACGGTGCTGGATCCGGGCAGCTACAGTCTGCACGTCGACAGCCACCGCCCGGCTATCGAGGCCGCAAGCAGCCTGCCGAACCCGTCCTCTGGCGGGTCCATCGAGATCGAGTTCACGGCCGGTTACGGGTTGGACTGGCACGGCATCCCCGCCGATCTGCGCCAGGCGGTGCTGTTGCAGGCGGCCGAGCTTTATGAGGCGCAGGGCACCGGCGAGGCGGGCATGGCCTGCGGGGTGGCGGTGCTGATCGAGCCCTATCGCTCGGTCCGGATGCGGGGGCTGAGCGGATGAACGGGCACCCGAAACTGACGCGCCGGCTGCTGTTGGAAGGGCCGGTGCGGGTGGCCGATGGGGCGGGGGGCTTTACGGAAAGCTGGTCGCCCCTTGGCACCGTCTGGGCCGAGGTCAAGCCGCGCACGGGGCGCGATGCGGCGGGGCTGTCGCGCATTGGCTACAAGATCACCATCCGATCGGCCCCGCAGGGCGCGCCGTCGCGACCGAAACCGTCGCAGCGGTTCCGGGATGGCGCGCGGATCTTCACCATCGACGCAGTCACCGAAAGCGCCCCGGACGGGCGCTTTCTGATCTGCTTCGCAACCGAGGAGGAGGGTACATGAGCTATGGCATGACGGCGGCGCTGCAAACGGCGGTTTTCGGGCGGCTGAGTGGCGATGCGACCCTTGCGGGGATCGTCGGGGCAAATGTTTTCGATGCCCTGCCCGAGGGGCCGCTGCCCCCGCTTTACGTGACCATCGGGCCGGAAAAGGTGCGCGACCGGTCTGATGGCAGTTTCGGTGGTGCGCTGCATGATTTCAGCGTGACGATCACCAGCAGCGCAGCCGGGTTCCATCAGGCGAAAGAGGCGGCCTCTGCCGTGTCTGACGCTCTGCTGAATGGCGGGCTGAGCCTGTCGCGCGGGCGCGCGGGGCGCGTGCATTTTCATCGCGCCCAAGCGGGGCGCAGCGGTGCGGATCGACGGATCGAGATGTGGTTTCGCGCCCGACTGGATGAGGATGACGGCTGAGGTTTTGCTTCAGCTATGACATGCAATATACTGATTTAACTGGAGAATGAAATGGCAGCGCAAAACGGTAAGGACCTTCTGTTGAAGGTCGATCTGGATGGCAACGGGTCGTTCCAGACCATGGCGGGGCTGCGCGCCTCGCGGCTTAGCTTCAACGCGGAAACGGTGGATGTGACCAGCCTGGAATCAACCGGCGGCTGGCGTGAATTGCTGGGGGGTGCCGGTGTGAAAACGGCGGCGATCAGCGGCTCGGGCATTTTCCGCGACGAGACCACGGATGAACGCGCCCGACAAATCTTTTTCGACGGGGAAGTACCGGATTTCCAGGTCATTATCCCGGATTTCGGCACCGTAGAGGGGCCGTTCCAGATCACCTCGATCGAATATGCGGGCACCCATGATGGCGAGGCGACCTACGAGGTCTCGCTGGCCTCGGCGGGGGCGCTGAACTTTACCGCGGCGCTCTGATCGTGGCGAACCCCTACGCGGGCGAAGTGGCGCTGGTGCTGGATGGCGAGCGGCGGGTGCTGAAGCTGACGCTTGGCGCCTTGGCCGAGCTGGAGGGTTGGTTGCAGGCCGATAGCCTGCCGGCGCTGGTCGAGCGGTTCGAGGCCGGTGGCTTCAAGGCGCGCGATGTGCTGGCGCTGGTCTGCGCGGGGCTCAGGGGAGGCGGCTGGCAGGGTGAGCCTGCGGATTTGGCCAAGGCTGAGATCAGCGGCGGGCCGCTGGAAGCCGCCCGGGTGGCCGCGCAGTTGCTGGCGCTGGCCTTTCGGCCACCCGCATGAGCGGCCGGGATCGCCCCTTTGACTGGCCCGGCCTGATGCGGGCGGGCATCCAGGGGCTGGGCCTGAAACCGGCCGAATTCTGGGCGCTGACCCCGGCAGAACTGCTGCTGATGCTGGGTGAAACCGGCGGCGCGGCACCGATGGGACGGGCGGGGCTGGAGGCCCTGGCCGCCCGATTCCCCGACCATAAGGACACATCCGATGGATGAGGAACTGAACGATTTTGAGGCGGAACTGTCGTCGTTGGAGGCCACTTTGGGCTCCAGCAGTCAGATGGTCTCGACCTTTCACACCGAGCTGAGATCAATGCAGGAGTCGATGCTGTACACGGGCCGAGAGGTGCAAAGCCTGAGCCGGTCCTTCGGCAGCGGACTACGGCGGGCCTTTGACGGGGTGATCTTTGACGGGATGCGCCTGTCGGATGCGCTGCGGATGGTGGCCCAGAGTATGCTGGACGCGGCCTATAGTGCCGCGATCCGGCCGGTGCAGAACGCCCTGGGCGGCGCACTGGCCAGCGGCATGAACACGCTGATGTCGGCGGTGCTGCCCTTCGAGAAGGGGGGCGCATTTTCCGGCGGGCGCATGACGCCATTTGCCCGTGGTGGGGTGGTCAGCGGGGCCACGCCTTTTGCCATGCGGGGGGGCATGGGGCTGATGGGCGAGGCTGGGCCGGAGGCCATCATGCCGCTGACGCGGGGCGCCGATGGTCGGCTTGGCGTGCAGGCGCAGGGCGGCGGGCGACCGGTGAATGTCACGATGAACATCACCACGCCCGATGTGCAGGGGTTCCAACGCTCGAAAAGTCAGATCGCCGCGCAGATGGGCCGTGCCCTGGCGCGGGGACAACGCAACAGGTAAGGGCAACACTATGAATTTCCATGAAATTCGCTTTCCAGCCAATCTGAGCTTTGGGTCGGTTGGTGGGCCGGAACGGCGTACGGAAGTTGTGCAACTGGCCAATGGATTCGAGGAACGCAACACCCCCTGGGCGCATTCGCGCCGCCGCTATGACGCGGGCGTGGGGATGCGGTCGCTTGACGATATCGAGACGCTGATTTCCTTTTTCGAGGCCCGTCGCGGGCAACTGCACGGGTTCCGCTGGAAGGACTGGTCGGATTACAAAAGCTGCGTGCCGTCCAAAGACCCGGGCTTTCGCGACTGTGTAATCGGGATAGGCGATGGCGTGACGAAGGTGTTCCAGCTGGCCAAGACCTACCGGTCGGGGGACCAAGGCTATGCCCGCCCGATCACCAAACCAGTCGCGGATACGGTCCGCGCCGGGTTCGATGTGGCCGAGCTGGTGCAGGGCGTGCATTTCGAGGTGGACACGGTCACCGGGCTGATGACTTTCACAGATGCGCCGGATCTGGGGGTCGAGGTTTCGGCCGGGTTCGAATTTGACGTGCCGGTGCGGTTCGATACCGATAGCATCCAGACCTCGGTCGCCAGCTTTCAGGCCGGGGACGCGCCTGCGGTTCCGGTGGTGGAGATCCGGGTATGAACGGCGCAGAGCAGTTTGCCGCGCATCTGGCGGAAGGCGTGACGGAAATTGCCCGCTGCTGGCGAGTGATCCGGCGGGACGGGCAGCAATTCGGGTTCACTGATCACGATTGTACGCTGGTCTTCGACGACACCACGTTCAAGGCCGATACGGGGCTGTCGGCCTCGGCGCTGAGCCAGTCCACCGGGTTGGCGGTGGACAACACCGAAGCGGTCGGTGCGCTGTCGGATGCGTCGATCACCGAGGCCGATATCGAAGCGGGGCGCTTTGACGGGGCCGAGGTGGAGGCGTGGCTGGTCAACTGGCGTGCGCCTGAAAACCGGGTGCTTCAGTTCCGGGGTAGCTTTGGCGAATTGGAACGGCAGGCAGGTGGGTTCCAGGTGGAACTGCGCGCTTTGGCCGAGGCGATGAACAGGCGCATCGGCCGGGTCTATCAGCGCGGCTGTTCTGCGGTGTTGGGCGACGGGGTTTGCCGGTTCGATCTGAACACCCCGGGATACGCGCATGAGGGATCGCCCGACCGGGTCGAGGAGAGGCGGTTTCTGGCGTTTGACGGGTTGGACAGTTTCGAGCCGCGCTGGTTCGAACGTGGCCGGTTGGAGGTTTTGACCGGCGCGGCGGCGGGGCTGGTGGGCGTCATCAAGAACGACCGGTTCACGGGCGGCGTCCGTACAGTGGAGCTGTGGGAGGCCCTGCGGGCCGATCTGCTGCCTGGGGATCTCGTGCGGTTGGAGGCGGGCTGTGACAAACGGATGGAGACCTGTCGGTTGAAGTTTTCCAACCTGCTGAATTTTCAGGGGTTCCCCGATATTCCCGGCGATGATTGGGTGATGGCCTATCCCGGTCGCGGCACGGGCAGCATGGATGGGAGCAGCCTGCGATGAGGGCCGTGGTTCAGGCCGCACGCGGCTGGATCGGTACGCCTTATGTCCATCAATGTTCTACCCCCGGGGCGGGCTGCGATTGCCTTGGGCTGTTGCGGGGCGTCTGGCGCGAGGTGATCGGGCCAGAGCCCGAAACGATCCCCCCCTATACGCAGGACTGGTCCGAGCCAGAGGGCGAGGAACGGCTGTGGCGCGCCGCGCTGCGGCATCTGACGCCGAAACCGCTGGCCGAGGAGGCCCCCGGCGACGTGCTGCTGTTTCGGATGCGGGCTGGCGCGGTTGCCAAGCATCTGGGGCTTCAGGCCGTAACCGGGTCTGAGGCCAGCTTTGTCCACGCCTATAGCGGGCATGGCGTCGTGGAAAGTGCGCTGACGCCGCCGTGGGAACGGCGGATCGTGGCGCGGTTTGCATTTCCCGAAAGGAACTGAACACTATGGCAACGATCCTTCTGTCAGCCGCCGGTGCGGCCATCGGTGGCCTCAGCACGGGCACGTTTTTGGGCCTGACCGGCGCCGTGATTGGACGCGCGGTGGGGGCGACCCTGGGCCGGGTTATTGACCAGCGTCTTATGGGGACCGGGTCCGAGGTGATCGAGCAGGGGCGGCTGGACCGCTTTCGCCTGACCGGGGCTTCGGAGGGGGCCGCGGTTGCGCGGCTCTTTGGTCAGATGCGCCTGGGCGGGCAGGTGATCTGGGCCACGAAGTTCAAGGAACATGTGGCGGTCAGTGGTGGCGGCGGAAAAGGGGCCCCGCCGACGCCGAGAACGGCGAATTATTCCTACACGGTCAGCCTTGCCGTGGCGCTGTGTGAAGGTGAGATTTCCCGCGTGGGGCGGGTCTGGGCCGATGGCGCCGAACTGGCGCAAACGGATCTGACGATGCGCATCTATCGTGGCACCGATGACCAGATGCCCGACCCCAAGATGGAGGCGGTTGAAGGCGTGGGGCAGGTGCCGGCCTATCGCGGTATTGCCTATGTGGTGATCGAGGATCTGGATCTGACCCCCTATGGCAACCGTATTCCGCAGCTGAGCTTTGAGGTCTTTCGCCCGGCGCGTCCGGTATTGTTGGACAGCCCGCCGCAGCCATCAGAGGCGATCCGTGCGGTCGCGATGATGCCGGGCACGGGGGAATATGCGCTGGCGACGACGCAGGTGAATTATGCCTGGGGCTATGGAAAATACGAAAGCGCCAATGTGAATACGGCCGCTGACGTGGCCGATTTCGCGGTTTCGTTGGAGGCAATGGAGGGCGAACTGCCCAATTGCGGTGCGGTGTCGCTGATTGTCAGTTGGTTCGGGGATGACCTGCGGGTGGGTCAGTGCAGCGTCAAGCCGAAAGTGGAGCAAAAACAGGCCGATGGGGGCAACATGCCGTGGCGTGTGGCGGGGTTGACGCGCAGCAGTGCCGAACAGCTGACCCAGG